ATCAAGGATTTTCCGCGGTGGGAGCGGTTACGGAAGGCGCAATTAGGGAGATAAACAGTGCCCAATACCCTTCTGACCTGGAGCATGATAACCAACGAACTCCTGCTCAGGTTCAAGAACAATCTCGCGTTCGCAGGCGCTCTCGAGCACACCTGGGACGATAAATTTGCCGTAACCGGCGCGAAGATCGGCGACACGCTGCGCTTGCGCGAGCCGGTCTTATTCGCCGCAGGGACGAATCCGGACATCACCGCGGCCATCCAGGACGTGATCGAAACCCAGAAAACCCTGACGCTGAATACGCAGGCCGTGGTGGCGTTCCAGTTCTCCTCGAGCGAGCTGGCGTTGTCGATCGATTCGTTCAGTGACCGCTACCTGAAGAGCGCGGCCGTCTCGCTCGCCAATAAAATCGACGTCGACGGACTCACGATGGCGTATCAGGCTACCGCCAATACCGTGGGCACGCCCGGCACTCCGATCACCGCACTGGACCCGTTCTGGTCCGCGGGCGCCACTCTCGATGAGAACTCCGCGCCGATGGACGGGGAACGCTATATGGTCATTTCCCCGCGGCAGCAGGAAGGCGTCCTCAAAGCCGCGCAAGGGCTGTTCCAGTCCAGCACCCAGATCAAGCAGCAGTACGAGCGGGGCCGCATGGGCACAATGGGCGGCTTTGAGTGGATCATGGACCAGAACGTCCGCACCCACACGGTAGGCCCGCTCGGCGGCGCCCCGCAGGTTGGCGCGGCCAGCCAGACCGGATCCACCCTGGCAGTCACCGGCTTTACCGCGGCTGCCGCGGCCCGGTTGAAGAAGGGCGACACGTTCACGCTGCCGACCGTATTTGCGGTCAACCGGGTATCGGGCGACACTCTGGCGGCACTGCAGAAGTTCACCGTGACCGCGGACGTCTCGTCCATCGCTGACGGATCGGCGGTCATCCCGATCTCTCCATCCATCGTCGTCACGGGCGCGGGCAAGACCGTGTCCAACTCGCCGGCCGCCGGCGCGCCGTTGACCATCACCAGCGGCACGGCGGGTTCGCTTTCGCCGCAGGGCATCGGCTTCCACAAATCGGCGTTTGTCATCGGCATGGCGCCGCTTCCGGTTCCGCTGGGCGAGCACTACGCCGCGAACCAGCAGGATCCGGACACCGGCTGCAGCGTCCGGGCCGTAAGCCAGTACGATATCAAAACCGACAAGTTCATCACCCGGTGCGACGTATTGTACGGCTTCGCAGCGCAACGTCCTGAGTGGGCCGTTCGCATCGCCAGCTAACCAGGAGCAGTCACGCTATGGAGCCATCCAAAGACTACCCGCGCATGATGTTTCACCGAACCAAAGAGCCGGTGATCGTGAAATCGCACGAGGAAGAGGATGGCTTAGGTCCGGAGTGGTCGCGCATTATCTGGCCGGCGTCTGCCATCGCCGCGCCAGAGCCTGCGGCCACTCCTGAACCCCCGGAACCGCCGCAGGCCGGCTACGCCGAAGCGGTTCCGGAACCTGGCGGCCCTGCCGGCCAGGTGACGGCGCTACGGCATGCCGTAGCAGCCCGCAAGGAGACTGCGCCGGCCGCTCCAATCCGGCCGGCGCGTGTCCTGCCCAAACCGCCGGCCAAACCTGCAACGAGGAGATCCAAAAAATGATGCCCGAAACCGAACGCGACGTGAAAGAGTGGCTGGCCGCCAATCCTACGGAAGCCTCGCCCGATGCGTACCCCAAATTGATGTACAACGTCAACCTGCCGCCGCTGATTGTCCGGGACGCAGACAACGAGAACGCACTGGGCGAGGCCTGGCGGCAGCTGAATGTGGGCGTAATCCCGGAAGTGGCGCCGGTCACCATCGATCCCGAAACCGCGGACGTGCCGGCCGCGGGCGGGTCCGGTACGTTCCACGTCACGATCACCGGCATCGGCCTCGAGAACACGTGGACCGCGGAAAAAGACTCTGCCGCGGACTGGCTCACGTTCAGCCCCGACATGCCGCAGCCGGCGGATGGTGACGTGACTTATACCGCGGCGCCCAATCTCGGCGCCGAGCGCAGCGCCAATATCTACGTGAACGGGAAAACCTTCGCAATTACGCAGGCGTCCGTCTTATAGGTGCGGAGGTGCGTGCGGAGTGGCGGCACTGCCGCCATTCCGCCCGCTCATAGCGGAAAAACCACAAGGAGTAGACAACAATGGATTATCAAACACCACCGGTGGGCACGATTCTGCCGGCGCAACCCAATACAACCGTGCAGAATCCTGGCCCGGTACACGATGCTTCCGGCAACACCGAGTTCCTGCAAGCGGATGCGCAGGACAAAGCCTATTTGGACAACCTGAAGCTGATCGAGGAATGGAAGAATGCGCAACGCGATAATCCGCCGGGATCGACATATGCAGCCAATCTCGGCAACAGCCTGTCTTGGGCCATCGTTGTGCAAACGGCCGAAGCGGGCGGCGTGAATTTCGACAAACAACGCGTTGGGCCGGCCGTAAACACGCTGGAGAGCTAATCCGATGCCAACCGCGGGCGAGTTGATCCACTCTTCGATGCGTTTGATCGGCGCGATCGCGGCTGGCGAAACGCTCGAAACCGCCGAACTGAACGACGCCCTCGTCTCGCTCAACCAGATGCTGGCATCGTGGTCGATCGAGCGCGTGACCGTATACGAGATACGGCGCGACTCGTTCCCGCTCACGGGCGCCCAGAGCTACACGATGGGGCCGGCCGGTGTCTTCGCCGCGGCCAGGCCCGCGCAGATCGTGGCCGCTCGCGCCTCGAGCGGCAACTACGGCCGCAGCATGCGGATCGTCGACGTAAACCGCTGGACGGAGATCCTCGAGCGGGGCGGCGCCATCAACCTGCCGATGCGCGCATACGTCGATTACCAGAACCCGCTGGCGACGGTGCATCTGTGGCCCGTGCCCCTGGCCGGCACGGTGATCGAACTCTACACGCTCCAGGAGTTCACCACGTTCATCGACGGCCTGGCGCCGCCCCCGCCGCCGCCGATACACAACTTCCAGACGCAGCGGATGACGTATACCATGCCCGGCGGCACGTCGTCGTTCACGATCGGACCCGGCGGCCAGTTGGCCGCGCCGCGGCCGGCCCGGTGCGATGCGATCGCGGCGGCCAGCGGCACGTACCGGGGCACGGTGCAGATCGTTTCCGCCGCGGAATGGTCAACCATGCTCGAGCCTTCCGGGGCGCCGATCACCGTGCCGATGGAGCTTTACATCGATTACGGTTTCCCGGCCGTGACCCTGAATGTCTGGCCGGTCGGTGCGCCGGGAACCATCGAGGTTCACTCGCTCCAGGCACTGCAGTCGTTCGCGGCAATCGGCGATACGGTGGCGCTGCCGCCCGGCTACGAGGCCGCGATCCGGTACAACCTGGCCGTGGCGCTGCTGCCGGAATACCCGCGGGCAGAGGTCGATCCTTCCCTCATACCGCAGGCCCAGAACTTCAAGGCGTCCCTCGTCCAACTCAACGCCGCAACGCAGATGCTCTCGCAGGCGCCCGCTGCGCAAGGAGTCGCATAATGTTCGCCACACGCCCATTCCGCGCAGTGACCGCAGCCGGCATTGCGGCCCGTTCCCTTGGCAGGCCCGCGGCCGCTTTCCCGGGCCGGGTGGCGACCGATGCGGACCTGATGATCGCGGTCGACCGGCAACAGACGAGGCTGGCTCTTCCGCTCAATGCGTCCGACACGTCGATGACGGTAGTCGATCCGTCGTCGATCGGGGCCAACAACCTGCTGACAATCGATGCCGAGATCGTGAGAACGACCGGTGCGCCCACCGGCAACGTGGTTCCGATTTCCCGCGGTTTCGACGGCACGACGCCTGTCGTCCACCTGGCAAGCGCCGTGGTTTCCGGATTCGTCGACGCCTGGCACCACAACGCGCTGACCGCGGAAATCGAAGCGATCGAGCAGGCGCTCGGGCCGAATTTGTCGAAGGTTCCAAGTTATCCGGTGCTGGTGTCCTCGGCCTTCGACTGGCCGGCGCAGGCGCCCGGCGGCAGTCTGGTGGTTGGCGCCAACTCCATCGCTCTGTCGCCCGTGCCTCTCGGCGTCAACGGGACGAATGTCGGTCACTACGTTTACATTTCGGGCGGCACCGGAACCGCGGAAGCTGCCCTAATCATCGGCGGGACCGCCGTCTCGGGCGCGGCCTCTGGAACCCTGATCGTACAGTGCGCGAATACGCATTCCGGCGCCTGGACCGTGCGCAGCGCGACCGCGGGCATCCAGGAAGCGATCTACGCCTATCCGGGCATCAACGACTGCATTGCGGTTCCGCCGGGAACCTCGATCGTCTACGGC